CATTCAAGTAACCGAACACATGGGGTTTAATCTTGGAAATGCAATTAAATATATTTGGCGCTGTGATCTTAAGAAGGACGCAATTGAAGATCTTAAGAAGGCGGTATGGTATGTCGAACGCGAAATTACGAAACGCAGTGCAGATCCGGAGTGTGGAAAATGAAACTAGAAGTTAATGATGATTGTATTGATCAAATTCTTGAGGCGGAATTAGTTCAAACATACAAACAATTAGGCCAAGATTTAAAAACACCCAAAAAATGGCATGAAGATGACTTCAAAGCGTTTCAAGAAGTATTTGAGGCACTTAAAATAGTCGGCCCGTTTTTTGTTTTTGATTGGAAGAAGAAAACAAAATGAACAACAAAATAGATTTAGAATCAGCCATTATGAAGGCGTGGCAAATTGTTGATGACTTAGACACGTTTTACAGGTACCACGGAGACGCTGAAAAACCAATGACAGAGGACGAAGTAGCTAATACTCTTCTTGGTTTAAAACAAATCCAAGAGATGCGTATGTGGGAATTAATGGATACCTACAGCAGAAAGTTTGAATTGGATCAGTACTGCACCGATCCGGAGAAGTTAGCAGCAAGAGAGCAATGGCTGGGCGCTATTTTAAAAACAAAGAAAGGTAAGAAAAAATGAATATAGATGATTTTGCAGTAACCGTGGAGCTGACAGTCAAAGAAATTAACGCACTGCTCAACATCCTTAACAATCCGCTACACACTAACTCAGTGTCCCTGGTAGCGTTTATTCAGCTGCTACAGATGCAAGCTGGGCCACAAATTGAAAAGGCTCAGGCTGCGTTAAAAGCCGTAGAGGAGACACAGAAAAAAGATGAGTAATGATAACTTTATCCGTCAGTTTTTAAAGCATCGTAAGTTTGGTAACGACATTGCCAATGCCGTAGATGAAAAAACTAAAAAGATTAGCGAGGAAAAAGAGATGGAGCACCGTCTCTTGGCTGAGGCCATGACCAAAGGCATTGTAAACCAAATGATGCCTATGTTTAGAAAGCAACTAGAAGAATCTCAAAAAGCCAAAGAAAAGCCCGTTAAAAAGATTATTATCCCGGGCGATAACTAGGGCGGAAATCCCTGTGTTTTTGCATTAGTATAAATAGGGTAGTACAACTCGTCGTGAGACGCTTGGAATCCCTATTCACACACAACACACAGGAGATTTACATGAATCCATTTGAACTGCGCTTTTCCGTATTTAACACAGCAAAAGACCTTATGGTCAAACAACACGAAGCCAACATGGCTGCGTGGGAATTAATTAACAAAACATCCAAGGAAGCCGAAGAATTGGCTCCTAAGTTTCCAACAATGGAAGAGATCATTGACAAGGCTATTGAAATCAATACCTTTGTTAGCGGTCAAACAACTAAAGAACTGACAGGCTTGGTCAAAAAGATGTCAGGCGTTTCAGTAATATTTTAAGGTAAACCATGGCAACTAAACCCGGCTTATACGCAAACATTCACGCTAAACAGGAACGCATCAAAGCGGGTTCTGGTGAAAAGATGCGCAAGCCGGGCGCCAAGGGCGCACCTACAGCTAAACAATTTAAAGAGTCTGCAAAGACAGCTAAAAAATAATGGCAACAAAGAAAAACCCCTCACTCTCTATTGGCCGTGGCGAAAAGCTACCAGTGTCCCAAGGCGCTGGATTGACAGCTAAGGGTCGTGCCAAGTACAACGCAGCAACCGGTTCCAATCTAAAGGCCCCACAGCCTGAAGGTGGTTCACGTAAAGACTCATTCTGTGCTCGTATGAGCGGCGTTAAAGGCCCTATGAAAGACGAGAACGGCAAACCAACAAGAAAAGCAGCAGCTTTGAAAAGGTGGAAATGTGGCAGCTAAAAAACCGTTATCTAAGTATGATCCAGCCATGTGCGCTCAGATGGTAGCACTAGGTCAGGAAGGCGCATCTCAAAAAATGATGTGGTCTAAACTGGGCATTAGCAAAGCGACTGCTGAAACGTACAAAAAAACTTATCCAGAGTTTGCAGAAGCTCTTGACTTAGCCCTGGTACACTCACAGGCATATTGGGAGACACAGCTGCTCGCCAATATAGATAACAAAAACTTCAACAGCCGTTTGGCTGAAATCGCCCTCCGTGGTCAGTTCCAAACGGACTACCGTGAAACTCGTGATACCAAAATAGACCTTAAAGCAGAAGTTAAGGTTGACTTCAATAAAGAAATATCAGATTTAATTTCAGCCCTAAAAGCGTAAATTTATATTTATTTTAAAAAGGGGCTTGACATAGCCCCTTTTTTGCATTAGTATGTATAGATCTAAAACGTTTAAAAAGGCTAAAAATGACAGCACATGCACTCCTTAGTGCGTCTGGCTCAAAGCGGTGGCTTACTTGCACCCCATCAGCTAGACTAGAAGCAACACTCCCGGAACAAAAACGCCAAATAGATTCCTTTGATTTTTCACAGGAAGGCACAATGGCCCACTCGTTGGCTGAAGTTAAACTACGACATCATTTTGGACAAATTGATTATGAAGAATACGAACGTGAAATCGAGATCATCAAAGCCACACCCTACTACAACGACGATTTTGAGGCTAACGTCGATAATTACGTTCTATACGTCCGCTCTCAAATCGGTGAAGGAGATACCCCACTATTTGAACAGCGTGTGGACTTCAGTGATTGGGTTCCTGACGGTTTTGGTACGGCCGATGTGGTTATACTTTCTAAGCACTCCATTCGCGTCATCGACCTTAAGTTTGGAAAGGGTGTGCCTGTCCACGCACAGGACAACCCCCAGTTGCGACTATACGCTCTTGGTGCTTACTCAAAATTTAAGGAAGAGTATCCAGATATCAAAGAGGTATCCTACACGATCCACCAGCCTCGCTTGGACAGCATCTCATCTGATGGTACTTCAGTCGCCAAGCTGGTCGACTGGGCGAATTACTTCGTAAAACCCAAAGCTAAAAAAGCATGGGCTGGCGCAGGTGAGTTTCTCCCTGGTGATCATTGCCAGTTCTGTCGTGCCAAAGCAACATGTCGTGCACGTTCAGATTTCAATACAGAATTAACTCGGTTAGAGTTTAGGGAGCCGCCGCTACTTAGTGAAGAAGAAGTCTCTGCAGTTCTTACCAAAGCTCAAGATTTACGTACTTGGGTAAATGATGTGGAAGACTATGCGCTTGTACAAGCAGTAGACAAAGACATCATCCCGCCCGGTTTTAAGTTAACTACTTCAGTAACACATCGTAAGATTGTGGATCATGCATTAGCTGCTGCGGTGTTAGTTGATAAAGGTATGGACCCACAAGCAATATGGGAACAGCCTAAATTAAAATCTGTTGCAGCAATTAAAAAGCTATCACCAAAGTCACCAATCGATTCTTGGTTGGGAGATTTAATAGCTAGACCAGAGGGTCAGCCTAAGTTGGTTCGTATGAAAGCCACAGGACAGGAGGACTTTAAATGAGTACATGGTTAATTGCAGCAATGGGTGTAGTATATTTTGTAGTTGCTTGTGATCAATTCTATAAAGGGGGGATCGGTACAGGCATCATGTTCCTTGGTTACGCTATGGGCAACGTGGGGCTTGTAATGGTCGCAAAATGATAGTACAATACTATGACTCGAAGTTTGATATACCAGATATAATGATTGAGAAGTTTGCAAAAGATTTTGAGTGTCTTCCCGGCAGTGGTCAGTATGAATCAATTATGCAACTAAGAAATTCAGTGTATGATATACTAGACATTGTTACGGAAGATCCAGAAATAATGGACGAGGCAGATTACAGAACTGACTTCATTAGAGCACTGGCAATGCGGCAAGCATTAGCAAAGCACGGAATATTGTACGATGCATAAATGTGTAGTATAATAGTTGTACGGGTTGCCGGATTGGCCCCGATTGAAGTCCAATCTAATAAAACGTTAAAAAGGTAATAAATATTATGGCTGCAAAATCTACAAAAGTAAAACACGTAACTAACAAAGTTCGTTTCTCGTTTGTTCATGTATTTGAACCAGCGGAGACACTTAATGGCTCTATGAAATACTCAGCATCTATCTTGATTCCTAAATCAGACAAGGCCGGTGTTGCAGCATTTAATAAAGCGTTTGAAGAAACAAAGCAGGCTAACATTGGCTACTTTGGTGGATCATTGCCAAAAGTATTAAAAGGCGGTTTACGTGACGGCGACTTAGAGAAAGATGACAAAGTATATGCAGGTCATTATTTCTTTAATGCAAACTCTAATGAAAAGCCTGGCATCTTTGATGAGAACTCACAAGAGATCTTAGACAAGGGCGAGTTTTACAGCGGTTGCTATGGTCGTGCATCTATTACAATGTACCCATATGACGTAAGCGGTACCAAAGGTATTGCATTTGGTTTGAACGCAGTTAAGAAAACAGAAGAAGGTGAGAAACTTGGTGGTGCTACAACATCCGCCAATGACTTCGCAGCAGACTTCGCAGTTTAGTAGTACCCAGTAGTGGGCGGCCCGGCATAGAAACTGTGTCGGGCTTTTTTGCCCTTTATTAACCATATAACATAGAGAATAATAAATGGATCAGTATCAAGAATACATTGCCGCCAGCCGATACGCACGTTTCCAGGACGACAAAGGCCGTCGTGAAACATGGCCGGAAACAGTACAACGTTTTACAGACTACATTTTTAGCCGAACCCCCGTAATCTCCGCAAATTCTGCGTTGAAAGAAGAAATATTCACCGCAATTAAAAACCTAGAACTTATGCCGTCAATGCGTGCCATTATGACGGCAGGAAAGAGTGCCGATCGTGATAATACTTGTGTCTATAATTGTTCTTATTTACCTGTCGATGATCCTAAATCATTCGACGAAGCTATGTTTATCCTGCTCTGCGGAACGGGTGTTGGTTTTTCGGTGGAATCTAAGTATATATCCAATCTGCCGGAAGTGCCGGAAAAACTTTTCGAATCTGAAAACACAATTGTCGTCCATGACTCCAAAGAAGGCTGGGCTAAATCCCTTAGACTCCTCCTTGCAAACCTCTGGGCCGGAGAAATCCCAAAGTGGGACGTCAGCAATGTTAGACCTGCCGGAGCACGACTCAAAACGTTTGGTGGAAGAGCTTCCGGGCCGCAACCACTGATTGATTTATTTGAGTTCACAGTAGCTACATTTAAACACGCTAAGGGTCGTCGATTGCACTCATTGGAGTGCCATGACCTAATGTGTAAAATTGGTGAGGTAGTTGTAGTGGGCGGCGTACGTCGCTCTGCAATGATCTCGTTATCTGATCTTGATGATGAAAGGATTCGACATGCCAAAGCAGGACCTTGGTGGGATACCGCTCCTCACAGAGCTCTTGCTAATAATAGCGCTGTATACAATGAAACACCAACGGTTGGGAAATTCATGGAGGAGTGGCTTTCTCTTTACAATTCTCATTCTGGTGAGCGTGGTATTTTTAACCGTGAGGCTGCTCGTAAGACAGTGGAGAAGTACGGTCACCGCGACCCTAATTTTGAGTTTGGTACTAATCCTTGCTCTGAAATTGTATTAAGACCCTACCAATTTTGTAACCTTAGCGAGGTAGTAGTACGACATGATGACACCAAAGAAACATTACTGCGTAAAGTGCGGCTTGCCTCCATCCTTGGTACAATCCAAAGTACCTTCACAAAATTCCCTTACCTGCGAAAAGTGTGGCAACGCAATACCGAGGAAGAACGCCTCCTTGGAGTTTCCCTCACCGGAATTTACGACAACCCACTACTCACCACGCAAGGAGAAGAGTTAAATGCCTTACTTACCGAACTTAGAGAGGAAGCTAGAAGAACAAACGAAGAGTTTGCACGACTGCTTGGAGTACCTACGAGTGCTGCGATTACTTGCGTTAAACCCAGCGGAACAGTCAGCCAGCTCGTTGACAGCGCTTCTGGAATCCACCCAAGACATAGTAAGTTCTATATCCGTCGAGTTAGAGGAGATAAGAAAGACCCTTTAACTCAATTCTTAGTTAACCAAGGAGTACCTAGTGAAGATTGCGTCTACAAACCCACCCAAACGACCGTTTTTAGTTTTCCTCAAAGAGCGCCTGATGGCCTGGTACGCTCGGATGTTACTCCAATTAGTCACTTGGCTTTGTGGCTTACGTATCAACGATACTGGTGTGAGCATAAACCAAGTGTCACCATCTCTGTGGAGGAAAAGGACTGGCCCGCGGTCGGTGCCTGGACCTGGGAAAACTTCAGTGAAATCAGCGGCGTCAGCTACCTCCCCTACGATGGCGGAACCTATCGCCAAGCCCCGTACGAAGAGTGCACCGAAGAAGAGTACAACGAGCTCAAAGCCAAAATCCCCACGGTC